CGGGTGCCTGACGGAGCGCTAGTTTAATGGCAGCGGTCCTAACTGGCACGCCGGTGGCGATTATTTGGGCCGCCGGTATAAATCCTGCGGGTCAGAGCATCACCATTCCGGCAGATGCAACTGCCGTGTATATGTTCTGGACCTATTACGAGCCGACGGATGGAAGGGGGATAGCCTCGGTCACGTTGAATGGCTTGTCACCTGATCAAATTCTTGAGATAGCTACCGGTTCCCCACCGCACACAGATGCTCCTGCCACTGGCGTCGCGGCGTGGTATCTACCAGCAACAGGAGCACGAACACTCAATCCAGCTTGGGATATTGCGCCATCTAATGGGCCTGTAACGGCTGTCGCTTTCGTCAAGGATGGCAACACGACCGCTTGGGGCGACGCGGACGTTGCTCACAATGGCGTTGGTGACCCGGTAACGGTCACGCTGACCACAGTATCAGGTGATCTGGTCATCAAAATGGACCAGAAGTTTGGTGGTACAGTTCCCAGTCTTTCGGCTAGTTGGACAAACCAAGTAACCGGCAGCAACAACAATGAGAGCATGCGACTGAGCACCATTTCGGCGACCGGCACCACGACAGTGTGCGACAGCGAAGATGAATCGTACTCCACGATAGCTGCGGTAACGATTACGGCGGCTGGTGGCGGCGTTACCCTGTACGGCCGCCTTTCCCTTCTTGGAGTCGGACGCTAATGCGCATCTACGTTTTCCAACGGCCGGATGGCACCTACGGGGCGGACTACTCCCACGAGTTCGCGTCCCGTAACGGCTGTATCCGGGAACGGCACAAGGTAGACACCAACGCTCGCGTTGACGCCGTTCTCCTGGCCCCCGGCACCCTCGCTCCGGCCAGGGTTCGCGCTCTCGCGGAACGCGCCCGTACTGAGCGTACGGCGGAGGCCCCACCCCCAGTCCTCGCACCAATCCCTGCATCGGTAACGGAACGTGGGTTCTGGTCCCGCCTCAAGTGGGCCTTGTTCAGGAAATAACCGACCTTGGCATCAAATGTCCAACTGAATCTGGGTTCCGGCGGCGCTCTCGCGACGAGTGCCCAGATTACTCACGACGGTGATACTGCCCAGTTGCAGCTTGTGGCCCTTATGGGCATCACCGGCACCGAGGATGCGTACACCGTCGGTAAGATCAACGGGGACGCCACCAACGGACTCGACGTAGACGTTACGCGGGTCATCCCGGGTACCGCGGCCACGGCCCTCGGCAAGGCCGAGGACGCCGCACACGCGAGCGGTGACGTGGGGGTCATGGCCCTGACGGTACGTTCCGATACGGCCGCCGCGCTAGGCGGTCTCGATGCCGATTACCAGCCACTGATTTCTGACGGCTCCGGCCGTCTGCACGTGAACGTGGGGGCCCTCCCGGCCCTTCCAGCCGGCACCAACAACATCGGTGACGTTGACGTGCTTACCCTTCCTGCCTTGGTGGCCGGAACGGCCAACATCGGGGACGTGGACGTTTTGACGTTGCCCGCCCTGGTGGCGGGTACGGCCAACATTGGCGATGTGGACGTGCTAACGGTGCCCGCCCCGCTCAGCACCGCCGGCGGCGGGACTGAGGCGACGGCGCTGCGGGTCACAATCGCCAGCGATTCTACGGGCCTGGTCAGCGTTGACGATAACGCGAGTTCTCTCACGGTCGACAATGCCGGCACCTTCGTTACCCAGGAAAACGGCGCGGCGCTTACGGCGCTGCAACTGATCGACAATCTCGTCCTCGCGGCCGACGGCGCATCCAGCGGAACAGATGCGGGTGTTGCGGTTCTGGCGGTTCGCGATGATGCCCTGTCCACACTCACGCCTATTGAGGGCGACTTCGTTCCGCTTCGCGTCAACTCGACTGGTGCGCTGCACGTGACTGGTGGCGGTGGTGGAACAGAGTATGCGGTTGATACCGCCCTCGGTGCTACCCCGACTGGCTCCCTACCGCTGGCAATTCGCGATGATGCGCTTTCGGCGCTGACTCCCGTAGAAGGGGACGCTATCGCCCTGCGGGTGGATGCCAATGGCGCACTGTGGGTCATCCCGTCCGGGACCACGGTTGTATCCGGCACGGTTACCGCGAACGTCGCCGCCGGCACCAACAACATCGGCGATGTTGATGTTCTGACCATCGCTGCCGGTGACAACAACATTGGCAACGTGGATGTCGTTAGCCTCCCGGCCTCCACAAACACGCTGGAGGTAGTCGGGGACGCGGCGCACGACGCCGCCATAGCCGGCAACCCCCTACGCATAGCTGCCCGTGGCATGTCCGCTGACTACACGGCGGTGGCGACGGGCGATACCGCTGACTTGCTCGCGACTCTGCTAGGCAAGCAGGTTGTGTACCCGTACGCTCTACCAGGCTCGGACTGGCATTATGCCGCCGCCTCCGGGGGCGTCGTTAACACGACTGGCGTTACAGTTAAGGCTGCCGTCGCCAGCGTCCGGAATTACGTCACTCGTGCCGAGATCATCAATGGCCACGCTACCGTCTCGACGGACGTGCAGATCAGGGACGGGGCCTCCGGTACAGTCTTGTGGCGCGGTTTCGCGCAAGCGGCTGGTGGTGGTGTGGCTTGCGTGTTCGATCCGCCTTTGCGCGGTACCGCGAACACCTTGCTGGAGGTCGCTTGCGGAACCACAGGTTCCGCGACGTACTTCAACCTTCACGGCTTCGCCGCCGCAGAGTAGGCCACAGTGCTTGCCCTGTTTCTAGTCAACCTGGGGCTGGCGTGGGGTCTCCAGGTTGGGGCTCCGGCAGTTCTGACGGACCCGTGGTTCCAGGGCAAGACCATTTACCCACTCGCCTCCGTTACGGGGCTTACTGAGTGGGTAAACTACATACCCGTCGAGGCCGAAAGTGCCAACCCGGGCCGCTTTGATGCGGATGGGGCATTCCCGGTAGTGTCGGTACTGTCTGACATCACGGGAAAGGTTGAGTGGGTAGATTACATCCCAGTATTCGTGGTCTCACGGACGCTTCCGTGGCGTACCGATGCCGATGGGTACGTTCCGTTTGAGGACGTTACCGCCTAAGAGGGGACCCTGTGGCTGAACTGAATTTCAGCCTCCATCCAGAGCAAGCGCGGGTGTTCAACTCCCCGGCTCGATTTAAGGTGGTTCCGGCCGGGCGTCAGTCTGGCAAGACACACCTTGCAGTGGTGGAGGCGATTGTACACACCTTGGCGGACGTTTCGTGGGGCGGGGTTCCCCTGAATGAGACGTTCGAGGTCGCGTACATCTACCCAACCTTCGAGCAGGGCAAGAAGATCGTTTGGCCCCGCCTCAAGGTGGCGGTCGAGGGTCTGGACTGCAAGATATATGAGAACACCGGCCTCATCATCTTTCCAAATGGCCGGAGGCTCCGCTTACTAGGAGCCGACAACTACGACTCAATCCGCGGCTTCACGTGGTCCTTCGTAGTGCTCGACGAGTACAAGGACATGGCCGAGGACGTATGGAAAGAGGTCGTCCGCCCTGCCCTTACCGTGTGTCGGGGTGGTGCGCTGTTCATCGGCACCCCGAAGGGTAAGAACCACTTCTACCATCTGTACCAGATGGCGCTGGCAGCGATGGAAGAGGGTGACGACCAGTGGGCCGGGTTCACTTTCACGTCGGCCGCTAACCCGTTTATTACGAGCGAAGAGATTCGCTCTACCACGCGAGACATGAGTGCTGAACTCGTCTCGCAGGAACTTGAAGCCTCTTTCCTTTCGCATGGCGGCAAGCTGTTCAATTCGGACAGCTTCCCGATCATGGGCGCAGAGCCCGAGCGCGGAGACTGGGTGGTAACGGTGGACCTTGCAGGATTCACCAAGCCGACCGGGGCCCGGGGTGAGTACAAGAAACGGGACGAGACGGCCATAGCCGTCGTCAAGGTCAACGAGGACGGGTGGTGGGCCAAGGAGATTGTCCATGGCCGCTGGGAGGTCCGGGAGACGGCCCTTCGCATCTTCCTGGCTTGCCGGGGAGTGCAGGTCTCCAGAGTCGGGATAGAACGGGGGGCTCTCATGGCCGCTGTCTCTCCCTACCTCACTGACTTGATGCGCCAGTACAACCGGTGGTTGGAGATCGTTCCTCTTACCCACGGTAACCAGAAGAAGTACGACCGCATTCAGTGGGCCCTTCAGGGGCGTTGTCAGAAGGGCACGATCTACCTGTCCCCAGGTCCGTGGAACGCCAAGCTCATAGAGCAAGCGTGCGACTTCCCTGATCCCCGCTCCCCGGACGATTTGTTGGATGCGCTGGCCTATGTGGACCAGATGGCGAAGGTCTCGTACTTCGACGAATTTGAGGGACTTGAGACGTGGCAGCCGACCGACCGCGCCGCCGGATACTAAGGATTCATCAACTTGGCTGAGATTGATAGCCCAGAACAACAGAGTGGTTTGGAGTCACGTCCCGGTGAGATAGGGGCCGAACTCTGTTCGTGGATCATGGCCCGCGTCGCTCCTTGGCGCGACCACCGCGACCAGAAGCACCGTGCCAAGTGGGACGAGTACGTCCGCATCTGGCGGGGAGAATGGGCGGCCGAGGACAAGAACAAGAAGAGCGAGCGGTCCAAGATCGTAACCCCGTCCACTATGCAAGCGGTGGACTCGACCGTAGCCGAGATTGAAGAGGCCGTATTCGGCCGCGAGCAGTGGTTCGATATTGACGAGGACGTGCTTGAGGACGACAATCCCGAGCAGCGTCTGGAGATGATCGAGGCTCGCAATCTGCTCCGCGAGTTGCTGGAGGATGAGGGCGTCCCCGCCTCTTGTGCCCGCGCCTTCCTGATTGCCGCCCTCTATGGGACCGGGGTCGCGAAGCTGAACGTGTACATCAAGCCGATCCGGGAGCTGCGGGCGTACCCGGATGGCACCCGCAACGTCATTTCCCAGGACGAGGCGCGGGTCGAACTGATCGCCCTTGAGCCGTACGAATTCGTCCCGGACCCGACCACCGAGAACCTGGACTTGATGCTGGGCATGGCCCACGAGACCATCGTCCCGTTGCATGAAATCAAGCAAGGGATGAAGGACGGTCGGTACCGCCAGTGCGACGTTGCCAAGTGGGACCCCACCGCCTCCGATCCCACCTCCAAGGGCGGGACCCTGTTTACGACCGCCGCCCCCGTTTCCGAGGGCGTCAAGATCAGCGAGTGGCACGGTAAGGTACCGGCCAAGCACCTCGTCGCGTACTTGGACCACGACAAGCCCTCTGTGCTTGAGATGGCCGGGGAGATGGACGAGGACGAGTTGCTGGTCGAGACCATCGTCACCATCGCCAACGAGGCCAAGGTGATTGGGGCGAAACCCAACCCGTTCATGATGCAGGACCGTTCCTTCATCGCGTACCAGCACGACACGATCCCCGGCTACTTCTGGGGGCGTGGCATCCCGGAAAAGGCGTACAACTCCCAGAAGGCCGGAGACGCCGCCCTCCGCGCCCGTATCGACACGATGGCGATTGTCGCAAACCCCATGGTGGCTGGCGACATCACCCGCCTCCCGCGGGGGATGAACCTGGCGGTATGGCCCGGCAAGTTCTGGCCCACCACGGGCGACCCGTCCCAGGTCATTACACCGTTCCAGTTCGGCACCATTGCCCCGGAGCTGTTCCCCCACGCGCAGGATATGGAGCGCATGGTGCAGATGGCCACGGGGGCGATGGACCAGTCGGCCAACTACAGCGCCGATATGGGGGCCCAGAAGAGCGCCCTCGTCCATTCGGCCTTCGTCAAGCGGGCCCGCCGGACGATGCAGAACATCGAACGGAACTTCCTGCGCCCCCTCATCAAGAAGGCGATGTGGCGGTACGTGCAGTTCTCGCCCAAGTTCCCGCAGGACTACAAGTTCACGGTTACCGGCACCCTCGGGGTCATGGCCCGCGAGCTGGAGACCCAGCAGATGACACAGGTCCTCTCGCTGGTCCCGAACGAGTCCAAGCCGTTCATGGCTATCGTCAAGGCCGTGTTCGACAACTCTTCCAGCCCGCATAAAGGGGAGGTCATGAAGGCGCTGGACGCGCACCTGAACCCCGAGGTAACGGAAGAGATGGCGGCTAAGGCTAAGCAGATGGAGGACCTCCAGATGCGCGGTGCGGTGGCTGAGGTCGTGGAGAAAGAGGCCAAGGCACAGAAGGCGCAGGCGGAGGCCCAACGGGCCCTGGCGCAGGCCAAGCTTTTCGAGGCGGAGGCCCACACGGTCCCGCTCGATTCGGCCCTTGAGGCGCAGAGCAACCAGACCGATATTCGGGAAGTGGCCGCGTTCGAGGAACAGAACCGT